CTACTTAACTTTAGCAATGTAAATTTGGTCAGCATAAGGGAAACTTGGTAGTGCAGTCGCTACTGCTTTAGTCCATCTAGCAACAGGATCCTTTGTTGAATAAATTTCAGCTATGATGTTTCCAAAGCTTTCAATCTTAACATCACCTTTGCCCCTTAACTCTATTTCCTCAGCAGTTAAGCCATAAATAGTGTCTCCTAAAACTCCGTCTGGAAGTAATACAAATTTACCATCTTCAAAGTATCTTTTAGCTGTATACTTTCCATCAGCACCCTGTGTTCTGTACTGGGCATCATATGTTGCTATAGTTGGTAGTCCCATGGAAGATAGCAATTGATTTAACATATCTTTTGTTATAATCCTATCTGAATTAACTCCTAGTATAGCCTTTCTTATTGCGGTATTTGTTAAAAGTACATTTAGTACTGATTTAGAAGTTAAAGCTCTTGTAGGAGTAAATCCTGTATTTTGTACAACCTTATCTGTCCAATTATAAATATCATCTAGTATTTTTACATCTGCAGCAGTCCAATCTGTTGTACTTTGTTGCGCCTTTGGAGTTCCATAATCTATAGAGGTTTTAACTCCATTTTCATTTATAGAAAGTTTACCTGTACATATAGCTTCCATTCTCATAGCTTCAACTCTAGTTCTTACGCTATTAACCATATTATCTACATCATTGTAAATTTGATTAATAGCCTGAGTTTCTTCTTGAGTACTTCTTGGAGAACTTAATTGTATTATTAATTTTTCATCCATTTTTATTTTTCTTTTGATTAATGCAAGCTCTTCTACACTGTAAGAAGCTCCATCTCTTGAACCAATTTCAGTTTCGGTATCAAAGCTATGAATACTTGCTGATACAGGTAAATTGTTTGCACCTTTTATCATTTTAAAATCTAATCCTTCAATTTTTTTCTCAGGGAAAAACACATCTCCTAACATAGGTACTGGTTGTCTATTTTTCACATAGTTTAAAACTGTTTGTATTGAAAATAGTTCTTCTATTCTAGGCATATATTAACACTCTCCTATCTGAATTTAATTTCTTTTAATGCTGTTTTTGCTGTGTCAGCAGGCTTAACTGGAAGTCTTGCTTCTAATACATAACCTTCAACCATAAGTGCTCCTGGTTGTGGTCCTTCTGTAACATCTACGCTTGAAAATAATATCCCTGCTGCAGTTCCATCATTGACTATCTTTCCATTTGTATCTAATATGCTACCTGCAGGAACTATCTTTCTTCCTAGCTCATCAGCAGTTAAGCCCTCATTGGATACTGTAGTAGTGAAATTAACATATTTTTCACTAGCTAAAAATTCAGCTTGATTATCAAAACTTACTGTTTTTACATACATACTCTATTCCTCCTAACTCCATAATTTTTCATATGGATTTTGTATTTGTTTATTTCTTTCTTCAGCTATTTTAGCTGCTAAATCACTATCTCCTGGATCACTCTTTCCATCACCTGGTTTAGGACTTGATATTTTATCCTCACCAAATAAATAAGGATCAGATGTCTTTAAGCCTGTAAGCTGTTCATCTAATCCTATAAGGGTTTCACCATCTAATTTTATTTTTTCTCTATCTAATAAAGCTTCAACTGCTTTACTATTCTTTGCTCCAGCTTTACCCAGAGCTTTTTCTAGTGCATAATCAAACTGCATTTTTGATATTTTAGATTCATATTCTTCTTTAGCAGTTTTATTTTTATTTTGCAGCTCCTCTATTTGATTTTTTAAATCTTCATTATCTCCAGCTTTAGAAGATAAATCTTTTAGCTGCTTGTCTCTTTCTTTGATTTGAGCTTGTAAATCTGATAGTTGATCATTTATACCATCAAATTTATTTTTTTCTACATAACCAGAGCCATCAACCAAGTCAATATTTTTGTACTTAGTTTTAATATCTTCTGGTATCTGTGAATAAGATTCTCCTAGCATTTCACTTAACTTTGGCATATTATCATTCCTTTCTTTTGGTTTTAAGCAAAATAAAAAGCCTTAGTTTCCTAAGCCTTACATTCAATCTTCTATCCTATCAATGCAATATTAAACCGCAACTTCATGTTCAATTTTGCATCCTCTTGCATCCTTCCAACCTTCTCCAAAATAAGCAACATCAGCCGTAGCAAGTAAGCTTATTGATTTGCCTAAATAAGCCACAGGAATATTACCAATTGGTTTGAAATCCTCAAAGAACGAATCAATTAGTTCAATTGGTTCTCCAATTGTTTTTTCTGCTTTTATGCGAATTTCTTCCCTTGTTTTTAAAATTTCTTCATCTGTAAGCCCTCTCATTGGTTGAGATATAAATAGTTTCTTCATGATAAATTTCCTCCTTATTTTTGACCATAATAAAAACACCTATTATTTTTACTTAGTAAGTGCTTAAGCCTTAATCATTTCTCTATTCCTTTTGATTTTAGCCACTTTTTCATGGATAATCCTAATTCATTAGGTTTGGATAATTGTGAGTTTGCAAATACTTCTGCAAAAAATTCTTCGTAATTAGTCTTGCCATATCTTGATATATTTGCGTTAAAATCAAATTTAGGATTATTGTTCTTCGCTATATCTATTATTTCGCTATAATGCTGTTTTCTTGTCTTTGTATCAATATTGTCGTACCATTTAAATACAGATTTTGTAGTTTTCTTTTTTAAATCTAAGAATTTATTTGGTTTATCAGCTGACCAACCTTTTAATTCCATTTCATTTTTAACTAATACATTTTGTAATATATGACCATACTCATGAGTTACTGAGCTTATGGATAATTCTTCATCCGTTAGTGCCTTTGGCATGCTGTACCCTACCTGAACCAATCCTTTTTCGTTATCGACCATTTTTTTAAAATTACTATAATAATCTGCATTTAATGATAAATTCTGTCTTGTAGGATTTACCTGTTCTCTATGAACATA